CTAAGTGTCGGTTTTTTATTGGAACGCCCTCTACGGGCGGCTATGGGATAACTTTAACAGCTGCAAACACTGTAATTTACTATTCTAACGGATATGACCTAGAAAAACGATTACAGTCAGAAGACAGAGCACATCGTATGGGACAAAAAAAACCTGTAACATATGTAGACATAAATGCTGAAGATACTGTTGATGAAAAGATAGTTAAGGCGTTAAGAAAAAAAATAAATATAGCTTCTCAAGTGTTAGGCGAAGAACTTAAGTCATGGATTTAGTAGGACTATACGCGTAGCGCGCGCAGATTTTTAAACCAGTAAATCTTTGGCTTTACCTAGAATAGGTTTATATTTTGTCTTACCCTCACTTTTATATGCATGTAAAAATTGTTTTCTTGATGTACCTTCTGTAATACTACAGTGTATCCATCCCGAATTGGGTTCGCCCGGAACATAGTACTCGACGATGAGCTGATCCCAATCAAGCTCTCTATGTATCCAATCCGCAAGTTCAGCATTGTCAACTCCTACACATTCAAAGTCTGCCGCTTCTGCACGTGAGTGTTGGCTGTTAATCGAACTACCAATAGCAGTGCAAAGTTGAGGGGAACGAAATCCTGACGTAACTTTGACTCTGCCAAAGTGGTCACGTACGGGTTGTAAAATTTTTTCACAAAGTAATTTTAATTTTTCTATTTGATCTGCATTAGGATTGTTATCTATACCCTTACGTATAGCAGTGTCTGATTTGATTAACTCTTGAAGAGTAAAATTACGTGTAAGTTCCATTTTTATTTTGTGATGTCTGTAAGTAAAATTAATAACACGGCTCCCATACCGCCAACAATCCAATATTCTAATCTTTTAATTCGTTCTTGCATTTCTTTTATTTGCTCAAACGTTTGCTTTTGCATAATTCTGCAAAGTTTTTCGTGTGATTCTATTTTTTCTAGGGCTGATTTTTTAGCCATTAAGTTCTCCTACTAGCAATTACTTTGTCCGTTGGTGATAGTAGTGCTTCTTGTGTACGTGTCAAGTTAGTAATTGGATTTTTTGTTGATGCCATTTGTACTTTTGGAGCAGGTGTCTCTGGTAATGGTGGTGCTTGTACTTTAAAATCATTAGACAAAGGATTAACTAATTTATTAAATCCTTTTTTAATTATAGGAGAAATTTTTCTAAGATTTCTTGTTATAAAACCATCATCAGGAATTGGATTACCTTCGTTATCCGTCATTACAAAACCTTTTTCATCTAGTTTATAATCTATTCTATCTGGATAATAACCTCCTTCAAATTGTTCTGTTTCCTCATTAAATGTTTCCTCAAAAAATTCTCTGTCTTCGTAATTATCTATTACATCATCTAATTCATATTCTGGAAAAACAAATTCTTCATTTAATCTAAAATCAAATTTACCATATTGTTTTTCTAACTCTCTTTCTATTGTATTAACTTTAGTTTCAAATCTATTTTTAGAATAATTTATTGGAGTAAATTCACCGTCTATAAGTGAGCCAGCCAATTTTTTGTTAACTCCTGAATTTATTAAAATGTCTTCAATTGTATCTTCATCAAGATCTAATAATTTTAAATCTTGAATTCTAATATACATATCTTTTTGAATTCTAAATGCTTCGTTTTGCATTTTTTCAAAAGTTCTAACCATGTCGTTAGGAGTATTGTTTTGATAATTATCTACATTATAAAAATTTTCGTTTTCATCTGTAGCTCTAAGTAATCTGTTCATGTCTGATGCAAAATATTTTAAATCTGATTTAACATCTATTCTTATAATTCTAGTACCAGCAAACAAAGCAAGTAATTCATCTTTTAAGTTTAATGGTTTACCACCTTTAGTTAAATCTTTAGAAAAAGCTCCACCTATTTTATCAACACTAACAAACACACCAGGTTTAACACCATCTAAAACATAGGCAAAAGATTTAGCAAATTTATCTCCTATACTATCTGATGATGAAAAAACATTACCACCACCATCTTTTTTACCGTTTCTAGTTGTTACATCTAAAAATCTATCAAAACCAATTGGTTCTGTTATAAAAGGTTGTAAGAAAGTCATAATAGGACCGTTTTCTGCAAACATAATACTCATTACATAGTCATCTGTTTCTTGTGGATTTAAATTTTGTTTGTTTGCTTGGTTAATTGCAGCTTCCATTGGTGCCCACAAACTATCGTAAGGTGAGAAGTAAGAAAAATTTATTGCAGCTGACTCACCATTTTCCCAACCTTTAATTGGAATAAGATTTGAATTAGCATTCCACGATGCAGCAGCAGAACGTTTATAAGCATCCCATTGTGAATCTGTAGAGTTAGTTAAAAATTGAGCTGTTTCTACTAGAGCTGTTCCACCACCATAGAATGTTACAAATGCTCCTTGTAATCTTCTTAAACCCATTTGTCTTATTGCAGGATTTTTACTTGATGATTCTTTTAAACCTAAAGATATAATATTTGTTCCTGTTCTTAAAATTTCAGCTGGAAAAGATATGAAAGCACCAAGAGGTAGTTTTCTTAATTCTTGAATAAAAGGTGGTACTTTAGAATAAGTTGGATATGTATTTCTAATTAAATATGCAGCAGCTTCATCTAGATGATCATCAAATGATTTAATAGCTCCTGTAATTGGATTAACATCTACAAACTCTTCTCCCATATCTCTAGACCATGCTTTAATATCATCTATATTTTTTAAACCATTTATTAATTGTGATCTAGAATATTCAAAACCATATTGTTTCCACAAGTTATCACCACCCGCATAAGTTCTAGCAACTTTATCTGTAGGTGCCATTTTAATTAATTTATCAAACAAATCATCAGCATTATTAATTTTATTATTTTTGATTTGATTCATAATTGCTTTTAATTCAGATGCTACAACGTTTTCATCCCACACTCCAAGTCTAACTAATCTTTCAACATAATTATTAAATTCTACTTCATCAATGTTTCGTTCTCCTGCTTTAAATATGTCATCCATAACTATTTTCATTGCATTCGTTACACTAGCTCTGCCTCCAATGTGACCATTTGCAAGAGCAAAAAAAGCAGCTGACATAACATTTCTAACTTGTGTTTGTGGAGAGTACAAAGTTTTACCTATTTGAACACCAACTTTTGCTTGCATTAAATGTCTGTATATAGGAACAGCTATTAAATTATCTAAGTCACCTCCAATACCTCTAAACATATCTGCATATTGTTTTGATGCATGTAATTCTGTTAGATCACTACGCATGTGTTTTCCTAATTTAGGAATTTTTCCTATTTGTTCTACATCTAAAATACCATTAGCTCTAGCTTCGTCAGCATTTTTAAATAACCAACCATTTTTTAAACCAGAAGCAGCCATAAAATCAAAAGCTTTTTTGTTTGCCATTGCTGATATCATTTCTGAAGTTGTATAACTAACAGAAGCTTTTAAATTTTTTTCTTTACCTAATAAACCTTGTATAACATCTGGTAATTCTTCACCTGTTTTTAAAAATTTTATTTTACCTAACCTAAGAATATTTGATATTTCTTTCATCTGTCTCAAAGGATTTTTACCGTCTGCTCTTGCAGTAAGTAATACAGATTCAGCCATCATTTTAGAAAGTTCATCAAATCTTTCTGTTATAGTTGGTAACTTTGCATGTTTATTTAAAGCAATCTCTCTTAGGTCTTTATTTTTTTTAACAACATTTTCTGTTATCCATTTAACTGCAGAGTTAAATATTTTTTCTTCGGGCACGTAATTAGGGTTTGTAAATGTTGAAAAAGATTTAACTAAATAACTTTGTATTTTATTTATTTCTATGTTTTCTAAATCTCTAGTAATTTTGTCTGCTTGTTTTCCTTTGGGTAAAGCTTTTTTAAATTCAGTCATTATATTTTTAATTTCAAATTTTAAATCAGCAGACAAGGGTTGTAATTCTTTAGGTAAATCTTTTAAATTTAATTGATTTCTTAAAAAAGAATCTATTTGATCTAAATAATGTTTTTGTAATGCGGGAGAAGAAGTCCCTTTGTTATAATTATTTTCAAAACCTTTAGCTAAGTTATATGCTTTTTTTTCTAAACCTTCCATGGTTCTGTCTATTTTTCTAGCTCTACCTTTTATAAACAACATAACTTTTTCACTTACGCCTTCAATATCCTTAGGTGCTTTACCAAAAGATCTAAAATAAGATAAAATGTTATCTAATTTTTTAATAACTCTTTCTTCTTTAATTGGTGATGTTACAGATTGTAATCTCCATTTATTAAATGGTGGTAATTGTTTTACTATTTTACCAGAAAATGTTGATACAATTGCAGGAGCTAAAGCTTTTGTTAATACAAAATCAGTAGCTATACGAGCACTTTTAGCTGCACTAGTTACAAGAGGAGCAACAGCCGGCCTTGATCCAAGATAACTAATCGGTTTGATTGTAAGAAAATCTGCAGTTTTTAATCCTGCTTTAGTTGTTTCTTTTATAAAAGGAGCTAAACCAAATTTATATCCAAGCTGTAAGCCTTTACCGACAAGAGGAAAACCTCCTCCAATTATTGCACCTTCTTTTGCATATTTAATTTTATTTCTAAACGAAGCTGCTGCTCTTTCTTTACCTGTCAATCCTTCAGTAGATTCAGGTTCAAAAAACAAAGAACCTCTTCCAGGTTCTGATACTAAAGCATCTGTTGCTCCAACAACTGCTACGCCTTCAATAGCTCTGGCAGCAATTTTACTTATTTTTTTTGTAGTAGATCCTTTTATTTTATTTATAACATTTTTGATCTGTCCTGCTGTTTTTGTTCTACGTAAAACTTTTTGTATAATTCCACCAGGAACTGCAAACTGTGTCATCAATCCAACTAAATCACCTCTCCATGTTTCAGGTCTATCTGGTTGTCTTTCTGGATCCGTCATTTGTTCGTCAAATTTTTGTAAAAAATCTGTATCAAAAGTATAATCTAATCCCGTAAACAAGGTTTCTTTTAAACCCATTGTTAAATCATAAGCACCTGAATTTACACCTTTTCTAACTTCATCTAGTATAGATATATAATCTTTTTCTGACTCCGCTTCTTCTGAAAATTTTATAGAATCAATTGCTCTACCATGTTTCTCTGATAATTTTTTATCCACATACATTTTTAAGATAGGGTTTCCACCAAGAATTATTCTAGAAAAACTGTTGTCGTCTTTATTAAATGGATTAAGAGGTCTTAAATATTTTACAGGTTTTTTAGGTTCACCTATTGCTTCTAAAGCTTTAAGAAAAGATTCTTGAACTTCGTTAACTGTTTTAATTTTGCCGGGTTCTTTTTCTTTTTGTCGTTCTTCCTCTACTTTGTATCGCTCGTAGGCAGTATCAGCCATTTTAAGCCTCCGCTGGTAAAACTAAGTTAACGCTATATGTTTTATTAAATTGGTCAACATCCTGTTGAGTTGCAATAGTTGCAAAATCTTCTAACGCTTGTGGACTAGCTGCTATTAATCTTACAATATCATCTGTAATTTCTTGGGGTAATCTAGCTCTTAAAGTTTCATAATCTATTTTTGGTTCTTGGTCCATGGTCATTGGTGCTTGGCCCATTGGCATTCCTGCTGGCTGTATAGCCGATGCTCCTGGTTGCACACTCATACCTTCTTGATAACCAATTCTACCACCATCAGCTTCTTCTGTTCTATCCACTTCAGGAACTTTATCAAAAAATTCTGCGTACTGTCTGTAAGCCTCTTTTAATAATTCAGGGTCTGATTTACTAGTGTACTTAGGTTTTTTCTTACCTGAAGGTAAAGTTATCATTTCTTTACCAAGAGTTTTTACAATTGATTTTAATACATCTGCAGCAAATTCAGTTTGTTGCATTAAAGATTTACCAACTGTATTTTCTTTAGACAAATAATTTAGTCTAGCATTTTTTTGATTTAATTCTTCTACTAGACCTTGTTCCCCAGCTTTTATACGACTTTCAAGATCTAATATAGACGTCATTGTTCTTTCAATATCATTTGCTATTTCTAATTTAGCATAAGTTTTACCACTTTCACCACCAGCCATATCAGCTTTTGCTGCTATTAATGTTTTAAACATATCAGATTCGCTAGCATACTCTTGCTCTGCTGCTGATTGTTTACCTTCCATAAATTCTTTGTAAGGACCTTTAGATGATGTTGCAAGATCAGCAAATATATTACCTGATGTTGGTCTTGATACTAAATCAAGTCCTGCACTAATTAAAAAATCATTTACATTAGTGCCTCTTGGTTTGTAAGACATTTGACCTGCTAAATCTTTTAGCTGTTGCATGTTCATATTTCTAAGATCTATTTTAGATAAATCGTTTTCTTTAACAAGATTATCTTCGTTAGTTGCGTAACCCTGTCTAGGTGCTTGTAATCCAGATGTAATACCTTCACCTGTTGATCCACCCATTCTAAACATTGGTCTTCTTAAAGTTCTATTCATTAGTTATTGTTTCCTCTAACGTTACCGTAGATACCGCCAAGAGTTGATCCTACTCCAAGAGCTGTTGCTAATGGACTTGCACTGCCTTGGTTTTGAAATTGATATTGAGGTCCCATACCACCCATTAATCCTGTTAGACCTGATCCTAAGAATCCAAGTCTTTCGTATGGTTCGTATAGTCCCATTCTTTCTTTTTCTCTTTGTGCATCTATGTTTGCTTGTGCAAAAGCTTGATCTGCTGAGCCCACTTGACCCGCTCTTGCTATATCTGTTCCTTGGAATCCTTGTAGTGATCCACCTAATCCTGTTTGAAATTGTCCAAGACCTAATTGACCTTGAGCTAAACCTGCTTGTTGTCCAGCCATAGCGCCTCTTTGTCCTGCCATGCCTGCTTGTGACTGTGCTAATGCCGCTCTTTGTCCTGCCATGCCTGCTGATTGGCCTGCTTGTTGTGCTTGTGCAGAACCTAAACCAAGTTGTGCTTGACCTAATCCTAATTGACCTTGAGCAAGTTGTGCTTGTTGTGCAGCCAATGATCCTGTTGCTTGACCTAATCCTAATTGACCTTGTGATAATGCCATTTGATTTTGTAAGTCCGCTTGTCTTGCAGCTTGTGCTTGACTAAATCCTTGTTGTTGCAATTGAGCTTGTAAAGCTGCTCTGTTTCTATCTGATCCTGTTTGATATTCTGCTTGCATAACACCTTCTCTACCCCCACCAAAACCACCTAAGGCTACTGCTTGGTCTGATATAGATTGTTGTCTCTGTGCTGCTTGCCTATCAAAATCTGCTAATGTTGTGTCAATGACTTGTGATTGAAACGGTGACATGTAGGATGATAATGATCCAGCCCCTGTTCCTGCACCTGTGCCAGTTAAAGCTCCAGCTGCACCAAGACCTGTTCCTGCTGCACCTATAAATGGAGATACTCCACCTAATGTTGTTCCAGCCTGACCTAATCCTGTTCCTGCTGCACCTATAAATGGTTGTGCACCTGCAGTTGTTGCTCCTGCTGTACCTAATGCTGATTGTGCTCCTGTTAATTGTGTGCCAGCAGTTCCTAATGTTGTCCCTGCTCCTGTTAATTCTTGACCTGCAATTCCTAATCCTGTTTGTGCTAAACCTAAACCAGTTCCAGCTGTCCCTGCAGCTTGTTGTGCTGCTGTCATAAATGGTTGAAAAGATCCAATACCTGCACCTGTTAATGATGTTGCTTGTTGTTGTAATGCTGTTTGCGGCGCAACTTTTGGTGCCATTGATGATATTTGTGCACCTGTAAATGGCGTAGCCGCCAGTGCGCCCACGGCATCAGTATATTTTTCTGATAATGCTTCTATCTTTGGGTTAAATAAATTTCGTTGTTCTGTTGCCATTATAATACTTCTCCAAGTCTTTGTTGTGTTTGAAACATTTCTCTAGCACCATCTAAACCTTGAGACCCTTGTGATACCTTGCCACCATTCTCTAAATTTGTCATCATGTTTTCCATGATTTCTGCTCCTTTATCTATATCTCCGCCTCCTGCATTTCTAACAGCATCCGCAGTAAATACAAACTCATTTTTTGATAATCTTGCTGGTACGTCATCTTTTCTTTCGTACTCTCCCATAGGTACAAAGCCACCATCGTTTCTGTAATCTTTTTCCATACCACCCATATCTAATAATTCACTTTCTCCACCTTCAGCATATCCCATTCTGCCACCCATAGCTGCCATCATTCTATTACCCATCATAGGATTCATACCACCTTGTTTTTGCATCATTCTTGGATCCATCATAGGTCTTTTCATTGGCATTTGACTTTGCATTGTTGGTCCTTGGTTCATGTTCGTTGATTCATCATCCGGGAATGATTGTATATTTTGTCCTGTTGGAGCCATTGTTACCGGAGGTAAACCTGCAAGACCACCAAATGCATAAAATTTTGTTGCTTTTGCTAAAGCTGACCTTGAACCTATATCATCATCGTCATCATCATCACCCATAAGTCCACCATCAGCTGCAAACTGAACAGGGTCTACTGGAATAGGTGCAAAGTTTCCACGTTCTATTTCTAATCTTCTTTGATAATCAGCCATTGATTCATCTTCTCTTTTATTATTTATATAGTTTGTATATAAACCAGACAATCCTGATATACCTGAAATTGTTGCAAAAGGATTATCTTTCATAAAACCTAATGATTTTGTAAGAAAGTTACCGCTGTCTAATGCAGTTTTAGCTTTAGTAACTCCCATTTGTAAAGGTGCTGTAGTTGATCGTGTAGCTATTTCAGGTGCTAGTTTAGCTACTTTTGATCCACCAGTAAACAAATTAGCTAGTTTAGATGTACCAAAACCTTGATTACCAAACAGTGATCCACCTAACTTTGTACCACCACCAAGATAATAACCACCTAACGCTAATAGTGCCATCTTACCCATTGGACTCTTAGCTATTTTTTTAAATCCTTTAAATGCTTTTTTAAATCCTCTTCCAATTCCTTTAACAAGTTTACCTAAGAAGTATCCTTGTCTAAGGTCCGCGATCCCTCCACCAGCAAAGTTAGCTCTACCGCCATCTGCTAATGTTAACATATTAGTTGTTGGATTAAACATTGTAGAAGGTATGTTAGAATAAAAATTACTTGCACCTGGTATTAAATATTTATTTGAGTATTGACCTGTAATTGGATTAACCGGTATACCCGGTGGTGTTGCAGGTGGTGGTGTTGTGCCTGGATTATTTGGATCAGTATAATCTTGTCTATTACGTGGGTCTTCAAATTGACCATAATTTAAATCGTCTCTGTCGGAAACAGCAAGATTACGATTACCATAAGCAGAATCATCTCCACCTTCATATTGTGATGTAAGATCTTGTATTTTTCTAGCTTCCTCTAAAGTATTAAAAGCTTGAAGACCTGTTTCTGGTCTAAGTATGTTTTGAATAAGACCTAAAATTCCAGGAGGTTTAGTGCCTATGGTACCAACATTAGGTTTAATTCCACCTGTGCCTGTAAGAGTTCCAAGACCACTTTGAAAATTACTTTTTACTGGGTTAATACTAAAATCATAACCTGGGATAGCATCTGGTTTTAATTGTTCAACAAATTTTGCTTTTTTTGGTCTTCCAAATATATTTTTTTTACCTTCATTTATGTTAACTTTTTCAACTAAATTTTTATTAATTTTTCCTGTTACAGGATCTCTAAATCTAGATACATCATATTCAAACTGTGTTTGATCTGGTGGTCCTACTAATTGATTTAAATTATATCCTGCCATCTTAGCTGCATCTATTCCAGACATACCTGCAAAAGTTTGTTCATCACCAAAAGGATCAACATATTTTTCTAGTTGTTGAAATCTTTCAAAAGCTTTTTGTTTCTTTGCTCTTGCTCTTCTTTCTTCTGTAGTTTCGTTTCTTCTACGATTTGCTTCTGCATCTTTAGCGTCTTTTTCTTCTTGTTCTCTTCTTTTTTTATCTGCTTCTTCTTGTTCTTTTTTTTTTTCTTCTTCTTCTTCTTCAGCTTTATCAAAAGCTATTTTTAATTCTTTATTTTTTTTTAATGCGTCTTTAGCACCTTGATCTGTAATTACATTTACACCACTAAGAGTACTTTGATCATCATAATAATCTTGTATGCTTTGATTATTTCCTCCGTTTGGAGATCCTCCTATACCACCTCCACCACCAGAACCTCCAGGAGCTGGACTACCACTTTGTGGACTTCCACTACCAATTGTAGCTCCACCTGCCGGTCCTTGACCTCCAGTTCCTTGACCCGAATTACTTCTATCATTAGGTCCACCCATAGTGTCACCACCATATCTAAAACCAGTTCTCATAATACCACCATCCATAGCCATGGCTCGAGGGTCTTGCATCATGCTACCAATACCTTCTTCATTAGAACTCATTTGTGCTTCAGCTGCAATCTGTTCTAAAAATTGTTGCATAGACATTGGCTCTATACCTTGCTCCATCATGTCATCAACATATGCATCGTACTCTTCTTCTAGCTGAGCCATTTGAAACTCTTGCATTTTTTGTTGATCTTCTTGTGGTGATTTAGGTCCTTGATTACCTGAATAGGTAATTTCTGGTGCTCCAACATCTAGTGATTCTAATCCTGTTTTCATCATAATTTTTAAGTTAGTTTTAAAAGCAGGAATTTAACCTGTGGTTTTTTACATTACCTGTTTTTGTCAAGTAAATCAAGCTATGTTGTAACTGTTCTTTTTCTTACTTCAAGTGAAGATAACACTACATGTAACCTATTTGCTGTAGCTGCTGTTACTTTTAATACTTCACTTTCTTCCATTACTAAAGGTGCTGTTAGTAATTCTACTGTTGCATTTGCCCCAATTGCTTTTGTTTTAAATATACTAAATACAGCATCTGCTGTGTTCGTAATAGTTACTGTCAATGTATCAGCGTTTCCTGAGTCTTCTGATATTATAATAGATTTTATAATAGCAGTTGTAGCACTAGGCACAGTGTATAATGTTGTAGCATTTGTTGTAGTCAAATCTACTTTTTTATTTACAAATGTATTAGCCAAAGTAATACGCCTCCGCTTCTGCTTCTTCTTTTATATCTTGTTGAAATGTTGTATTTAATTTTTGTACGATACTATCTATGTCCCTTACAAATGATTGTTGTATCTGTTCATCATAATCTTTTGTAGGTTGTGTAAGTGATTGTACTATTCTAGCCATTATCTTCTACCATCCGGTTGTATATCTAATCTAAATGTACCTAATTTCCAAAACTGACTTGTGCTACTGTTAGATACTTTTAATGCTATTGATCTAGCTCTTGCTCTTGTGTCAAGTTTTTTAGTAGAACTATTAACTGTAAATGGACCAAGTGATGAACTAGCTGCTGTATCATTTGGAAAATCTTTTAAGTTTAATGTAACAACACTGTCTCCAGTCTGTGATAAAAAGTCGGGTAACACTCTTCTTATTTTCATCATAAACTCACCATCACCTTGTAATCCTTGTTGACCTATATCAAAATCTCCAGATTGTATGTTTGCTGTAATAGAATTTGTCGTACCTTCTTTAATTTCATCTAATCCTTTTTCATGTTCAAAGTATGTTGATGTACCATCGGTGCAACCAACTACATGATCTTTACCAGATGCAGCTGTTGTGCTGTTTGGATTATATTCTGTTGCATGGGGTTGACCAAACACTGCAGAATCTTGCCACGCAGATCTAGCTAATGTTCCTACTGTCCACACTGGCCGTTCAGGTGTTGAGTCAAGATAATTATAACAAACCATACGGTTCACGGTCCCTGATCCAGCATTTGGATAGAACCACATAACCTCACCAAACAAGTTATTTAATCCTGCATTGATGTGTTGTTTTGGAATTGTATTAATATCATCGTAAACATGATCTTCTACTAAGCATGCAAGTGATTCTAGTTTTCCTGTGTATCTAAAGAAACCATTTTCTGACATCCAGTATGCAGAACCATCTACTTCTACTGCTGCATTTTTACCAATCAATCCACAGTTTGTACCAACTTGTTGGAATGAGAAAGTAAAAGGTGCACCTACAAATCTCATAATAAATAAAGCTGTATCAGTCCATACATAAATTGCATCACGACCTCTAATTGCTCCTACAATTTTAGATCCATCTGCTAGTCTTTGTGTACCTGCTGTGTTAGTAGCTGAAGGTGCATATGATGTTGTTGAATCAATATTTTCTTGATCAGAAAATCTAATAAACATTTCATCTCTTGTAGATTTAGTTCCTATAGTTGTTTCTGTTCCAAAAAATATTAAGTGTCTATCTGGTGTAGATACTAAACTAAAACTAGATGATGTAGGTGCATTAGGAAGTAAAGTTGCTCTTGTTGCATTAGCCGTTGTAGGATCAGAATCCCATTCAAATGTTTCTCCACCTGATATAGTTGCAATAAGTTTATTACCAAAATTATCCAAGGACCATAATCCAGGTGCTGTTACAATATCACCTGATGCTGCAGCGTTCCATGCAAAAAAATTTGATGCATCTGTAACTGTTGCACCTGATGAATGTATTGCAGCTGTTGTACCGTTTGCTCCTCTTGTTAATCCAGATAGTGTACCACCACTATTTCCTGTGTATGTAATTAATTCAGAACCAATTTGCACTGTACCTGATGATGGAAACGATGTTGAACTAGCCATTGTTAAACTTGTTATTGATGCATTAATTCCTGATGAAAGTGTTGATGTAAACTGTCCTTGTGCTACACCACCCCATGATCCAAGACCCCAACCTGTTGTTGCAACCTCTACTGCTGGTCCAACTGAATAATAAAGTTGCACTCTAATACCACCAGATGTACTTGCGCCTGATCCTGATTCGTTAGATGCCATTGTAACTGTTAATGTAGTTGTTGTGGGTATGCTTGTTACTTGAAATTTGTTGTCATTAAAATCTCCTGATACAAAATTAGAATTCGTGATACTTGTAAAATTATCTAATAAAATAATGTCACCTTTATTTGCATTGTGTGCTGATGCAAAAGTTATTGTAACAGTAGCAGATCCATTAGTCGTACTAAAAGCAGAAGTTAAAGTTGTTGTAGATTTAATAGGGTGTATATCATAAAAAATACCACCAGAATAAGCGTACAATATTCTATTAGTTCCAAGAGCTGCATATTTAATACCTGACGCATTAACAAAATGATGTAGTGCTGTGTTACGTCCTGTAATATCAACGGAACCTAATTGAGCCCAACCACCTATTTTTTCTGGAGTACCATATCTAAATCTAACATTATCACCATCAACCCATTGGCCTTCACCGCCGGTTGAAGTTACTTGTTTATTAAACCCTGGTTGAAATCTTACCTTCTGTAACATATAAAAAAATCCTTAATAAGGCAGGAGAGTATGTGGTGGAATCTCCCGCCATATTATTATATACAATATTATTTAGGTAATTTAAAGCCTTTATACCAACCAGGCAACCCTAAAAAAGGTCTCTTATCGTATTCATTTTCTTTAGCTGTTTTCTTTTTAGCATCATTATAATGTAGAAAAACTTGTCCACAATCTTTACCTTTAAATTCTTCTCGCCAATGTTCTAAATCACAACCAGAATATATAAGCATATCTCCAGGTTTAAGGTCAACTTTAATTCCAGCTTGACTTTCTTTACCTGTTGGATCTAAATAAATTGACCAATCATCTCCTCCTAAATTTAATGTAGTTGATATTTCACAAGAATACCTGTCTTTATGTCTAACCAATACATCTCCTTTTTTATATATTCTTGCATAAGAATATGTAGGAGTTAATTTTATACCTGTATGTTTTTCCATGGTAGGTTTAACTTCTTCTAATAAAGTTTCCATTGCCATATCTGCGTAATGAGAATAAGTATTTGGAATTTGTGGATCGTTCCATACGCCATAATACTCTGTGTAAGGTGATATGTATTTATTATCAAATAAAAATCTTGCAACTTTTCTTTTTTTAAGAAAATAATTGTATACAAATTTAGCAAGTTCTGGTGAAATTGCATTTTTTAAAACAGAATATTTATTTTTTTTGAACGACATTTTTTCCTTTCAATCTAAACTCTATTTGTTTATTTTTAATAAATGTTTTTATCAAATCGTTTTTATTTTTTTTAGAATTATTATTTAAAATACCTTCTATAAAAGCTTTTTTCATGTTTTTATTTTGCATTTAATACACTCTTAGGTATTGCTTGACAGTTAAAATGCATAAACCTAAAAGGTTCCTGACCTAAATCAACAGAATATTGATGAGGCATATAAGATGGGAAAAACATAAATCTTCCTGGTTTAACTCTATAATGTATCATACTACTTGCAAAAGTAATTTTAGTTTTATCTGCTTCAGGTAAAAGATTCATTAAATTACCTGGTCTTGGATCTTCGAATATTGGCATAGATGTTTTATCTGATGCTTTTAAAAAATAAAAACCAGAAATATGACCATTCCAATGAGTGTGTAGAGTATGATGTCCTCCACCTTTTTTTGCAAATTCTTGTACCCACATTTCTGTTGTGTATAATGAAAAATTAGTTAAATCAAAACCCATTTCAATTAATAAATTATTAGCAGTTGCCCCTATATAATTTGTTATTTCTTTAAATTTTGGGTCATTTGATAGACTGCCAGAATGATACACTTTTCCTAAATCCCCTATATTTTTACTTTGTTTTTTTAATTCTTTTTGCATATTTTTTTTAGATTCATCAATATGTTTATCAGACGCTTTGTTTAAATTTTTTACAAATTCAGGTGCGTCTGCATACCATACAGGGCATCTAAACAAGTCATCTCTATTTAAAACTTTAGGGTATTCTAATTTTGTTTTTTTCATATTTTTATTATTTAAATGGGTGTCCTAAATTCCATATTACTAAACTATTTCTCTCACCTTTTTTAACTGGACATATTCTATGCCATACAAAACTTGGGAACACAACTAAAGATCCTTTAGGTAATATCTCGGTACACTTATATTTATTTTGTTTTTTATCTGGATCTGTGTTTCTAAAATTAAATTCTAATTCACCTCCACTATATTCTTTAGGATCAGACAAAGTTACAGTTACAGATAATTTTCTAATTTTACCATGCGTGTTTTTATCCTCTGGATTATTATAAGTTTTATCCCAACTATCACAATGCCAATCATAGTATTGACCTTTTTTATATTTTGTGAACTGACAAGATTCACTAAAGTTCCATTCAAAATTCCAACCAGCGTTAGAATTTGCTTCATGAATATAAGGTTGTATTTCTCTATATACCCATCTATCGTTCATCCAAACAACATTAGAATTTCTTTTTTGTTTTAAATTTTTAATTTCTTTTTGATTTAAGTTTTTTTTACCAAAACCACCTGTTAATGCCATTTGATCTTGTATTGATTTACCGTGTCTAACAATATCATCACAGATACGTTCTGGAATTGCAGATTTAAAATACCAAAAATAATTTGTTAAATTCATATTCTTTCTTTTACCACCATAAAAATAATATAAAATATTTTTAACTTATTGTCAATGTACCAGAAGCTGTGAACTTAGCTAGTTTACATCCAGAAGGATGGGTTGAACCTGTAAATGCACAACTAGGACTACCAGCAAATGTCACTGCACTTGGTCCTCTAATTACTACAATACCTGGGCCACCGTTTGCTCCTTCGGCTCCAAAAGTATTGGGGGGAGAAAAAGTAAAACCTCCACCGCCACCACCACCAGTATTTGCTGATCCAGGGTTTGCCGCATCTGAAATACATGAAGATCCAATTGCTGCATCTCCTCCACCACCTGCACCACCGTCACCTCCAGCTAAAGGAACTCCAGGTATGGCATTATTTGCTCCACCTCCACCTCCACCTGCAAAACTTGTGTCAGGTCCTAAAATTGTATTGGGTACACCAGCACCGCCATTTGTACCATCAAAATTTCCACTAGAAGTTGAGGTTACACCAGCAGCTCCAGCACCACCACCGCCAGCGCCTGACTGCCCACTCGTAGTTCGACCTCCAGGATTACCTTGAGAAGGGTCTACAGGAGGAGTATTACCTGTTCCTGCTGCTCCATTATCAGCACCACCTCCACCGCCAGAACCTCCAGGTGAATTAGGACCACTACCAACTCCACCAGCACCAGATGTTATGGTTGAAAAACTTGAATCACCGCCTCTAGTATTACACGTTCCAGGACTTTGAAAACCAGTTCCACCTGCACCAACTACTATCGTATGAGATCCTAAAAGCACATCTGTTAAAGAACTACCTCTTAATGGACTTGGCCCATATCCTGAAGCACGATAACCTCCTGCTCCACCTCCACCTAATCTTCCAGCTCCACCACCAGCTACTACTAAATAATCTAAACTAGCATTTACAAATTGACTTCCATCGGGCCATGTTCCTTGAGTTTGAGATAAAAATTGAGTTTTTAAATTCCATACACCACTTGCTTTGTTTAATTCTTTTACGACTACAATTCCTGATCCACCAGCGCCGCCTGAAGTAGGGACTGATCCACCACCTCCGCCACCACCAGTGTTAGCACACCCTGCATCTCCTGGATCATTAAAACCAGCTCCAGCGCCTCCGCCTCCAGATCCACCTGTGCTTTCACCACACGCGTTTTCACCAGCTCCACCTCCGCCACCAGCATAAACACCTGAATTAGGTACTCCTGCAAAATGTGGACTTACATCTAAGCCAACACCACCATCACCACCTCTACCAGTTCCATCAGTTACTCCGACTTCGCCAGCACCGCCAGCACCGCCTCCACCACCAGATCCAACATTACCAGATCCACCACCACCTGCATTACCTCCAGCACTTCCTTGAGATGGACTTACTGGTGGAGTGTTTCCAGCTCCTCCTTGTCCACCACCCGGTGCTGTTGTTTGAGAACCTCCACCACCTGAACCTCCAGCAGTGCCATTATTAGCATTACCACCTGCTCCGTGTCCACCACCTTCTGAAGTGTACGTAACTCCACCTGCAACAATAGATGAATCAACACCTGAAACTGCTCCATCAGCTGGTGAAGTTCCTGAACCTGCACCTCCTGCTCCAATTGTTACAGGCACAGCCGTGTTTCCACAGGCTCTTACTTCTAAAATTCTTAAACCGCCAGCTCCACCACCTCCACCATAATCAGATCCAGATCCACCTCCACCAGCAACTATAACTGTTTTTAAAAGTCTAGTTCCTGGTTGTGTAGTTACAGATGCAGTCGATGTTTTAACAGTCTGCTTACATTTACCAAAAGAAGCTTTATTTAATACACCTGTGATGCCACCGTTTTGTCTAGCCATAAAGTACCCTTACACGGATACCCATTGAGTATTATCCGCGTCCCATCTTAATTGTGAATTATCTGAAACTTTTTTACCAAGCCATCTTAAATTATCTTCATCCCAAGTTAAAAAAGATACACCATTTTCAGTGCTATCAATAGTCATATTACTAGGAGTAGTTACTGGAGCTTGCCAATCGTCACTACTATCTAGTGCCCATGAATCATGAGGTTGTTGTGCTAAAAATTTATTTTTTGATGCATTATAAACAAAACCTGCTCCACAATATTGTTTTCTAAAATTATGGTTGTAAGAAGTTTGTTTCCATATTCCACCACCAAAAAAATTTTCACACCATGTTTCACCATCTACATGTTCATCTGAAGGAACAACATCATTAGCAACAACTACTACTCTTTTTACAATTAAATGAGTATCCGATGTAAAACCTGTTGGATCTGTTTTTGATTCTAATTCTGCAAAATGTGCCATATTATATTCTCCTTATTATCTTATATTAAATTTTTTCTAGTTTGTCCATGTTCCTGCTGAAACTTTATCATATACTTCATTTAAAGACCATACACCAGGAGCTACTGCATTATCTTTAGCGGGTTCTTTTACTACAACTATTCCAGAACCTCCAGCGCCTCCTCCTGAATTACAAAGAGAAGCACCACCGCCACCACCACCTGTATTAGCTGAACCTGCTGTTCCTCTAGCAGAGGAAGGACCAGCAGAACCAGCACCGCCACCACCATTACCACCAGCACCAGCTGCATTACCATTCATGCCATGACCACCGCCACCACCAGCATAAACTACGGCACTTCCTGTTATTGAATTTGAAACTCCAGCACCACCAGCACCACCAACATTACTTCCTGCATTTACTCCAACAGCGCCAGCTCCACCACCACCACCACCAGCACTACATGGTAAATTACACCCTTCTCCACCAGCATTACCTTGTGATGGACTTGTTGGGGGAGTGTTACCTGCCGCTTTTGATGGGTGAGTAAAACCTGATCCAGGTGCACTGCTTACTCCACCACCACCTGATCCACCAGCACCTGCAACAGCAGGAACTCCTTGAGGAGTACAAGAAGCATCTGCACCACAAGCCCATGCTCCGTAACCTCCTTTTGCAGAAGTTATTGGGTTAGAGGGGGATGCGAATACTGTATTATTTCCTGATTGGTTTGTAGTTGCACCTGAAGAGGTTCCAGGTTGATTTGCGCCTGCTCCTATTGTAACTGTAATTCCTGTTCCATTAGTAGGGACTGGATGACAAGTAGCTGTTCTAAAACCACCAGCTCCACCTCCACCACCTCTGTCTGGACCACCACCTGCTCCACCTCCAGCGACTACTAAAACTGTAACTGATCCTCTATTAAAACTAGGTGTGTAAGTTCCAGATGAAGTAAATGAAGTTACTTTTGCAGGAGCGGGTCCTACAGTGCTTACAGGTCCAATTATACCGCCATTAATTCCAGCCATATATTATAAATCTCCTATGCGTCGTCTAGAACTTCAAATGATACAAATAAATCTAAATCAGATGCTGCACTAGCTCCGCCTTTTAATATGTCACCTTCCATTAAATAAATAGGATTTTCTAAAAGACTTAAAGTTGCGTCTGCAGGAACTGAAATTGTTTTTGCTAAATAAACAGTTGCATCTGCACCTGTAGTTACAGCACCAGTTGTACCACCACCTGTACCTGTGCCCATTCCATCTACAAATAAATCTACGGTTGCTGCATTTGATCCGTCAACATTAGCAACCATTATAGTGTTTACTTTTACTATTTTTTCAGCCGATACAGTTAATAAAGTAGCTGTTGCTGTTGAAGTTAAATTAAAACCTGCGTTACCGCCAAGGATGGATGTTACGCTTACTATATCTGGATTTGCCATAATTTTTTAATTCCTTTTGTTATATTTTTAACCGAAAACAATTGCAAATGCAATAGATTTACCAGCTGATATTCCTGCTGAAATTGTTTCAAAAGCAGGAGGACTTCCTGCACCTGTTGAAGTCAAAACTTGGCCATCAGACCCCGTTGCTATAGCTACTGGATCTCCAGAAGCATCAAAACTAATGATGTTTCCATCTGTTCCACCAGCTAATTTAGCTAGTGTTATTGCATTATCTTGAATATCTGCAGTTTCAATTGTATTATTAGGAAAAACAGGTACAGCAGTAAATGTGTGTACACCAGTTGTAGTAGCTGTTCCACTAATCTCAACATTACCATTGATGTCAATTAAAGTTGAATTTAATTCTATTTCATCATCAGCATTAATATCTAAATCACCATCATCAGGTGAACCTATGTTTATTGCAGAATCACGAAATTGAACTACCATTGTAGTGTTAAGTAATAAACCAGTGTCGTGAACATGAGTTAAAGTAACTTCATTATTATCACCAAAACCAATTACAGCTTCATCTGCTAAAAATAAATCTGAAAATTGTAAAGAAGTTGTACCTAAAGCTGCACCATCTTGTGCATCTGGAACAAAAGAAGTTTCTGCTGTAAATGTATTTGTTCTAATTCCTGAAGTACCATTATCTATAGCACCAAATCCTGAAGTAATTGAACCTGTGTCTAATGCACCTGTTGTTACAATTCCTGTTCCTCCTGCTACAGGACTTAACACTGAAGCTATTGCTGTTCCATTAATTGTAATAGCATCTGCTTCTAAAGTTCCGTCTATGTCTGCGTTACCTGAAATATCTAATGTTGTTGCATCTAACTCGCCTGCAACTGTTACTACACTGTCTGCAAGTGTTATTAAATCTGTATCATCAGTGTGGCCGATAGTTGTTCCATTAATTAAAACGTTATCTATATCTAGAGAACCTCCACTAATTAATCCTGTAGTAGTAATTGTAGAAGATCCTGTATCGATAGTCCCAAACCCTGAAGTTATAGATCCTGAGTTTAATGCCCCTGTTGTAACAATACCAGAACCACCTGCTACTGGACTTAATACAGAAGCTATTGCTGTTCCGTTAATTGTAATAGCGTCCGCCTCTAAAGTTCCATCTATATCTGCGTTACCTGAAATATCTAATGTTGTTGCATCTAATTCACCTGCAACTGTTACCACACCATCTGCTAGTGTTATTAAGTCTGTGTCACTAGTGTGACCAATATTTGAACCATTAGTAATTATATTATCAACAGTTAAAGTTGTTAAAGTTCCTAGTGATGTAATGTTAGATTGTGCTGCAGTAGTTACTGTTGCTGCAGTTCCAGAAGCGTTCCCTGTTACATTACCTGTAAGTGGTCCAGCAAAAGCATCTGCAGTTACTGTGCCATCAAAAAATGCATCTTTAAATTCTAAACTTGCTGTACCTAAATCAATATCGTTAGTTGTAACAGGAGACAAGGCTCCATCTTTAATTGTTAATTGATCTGTGCCTGCAATTTTAATGTCTATCTGATCATCTGTATCTGCTGTAATACTTGTATCACCATCTGCATCTAAAACTAATTCTTTACCATCTAAATCACCACCACCACTAAATCCTGCATCAACAATATTAGTTCCATCTGAATAAAATAATTTTGTAGTTTTTTCTGATACACCAAAAGTAATACCTGATCCTGATGCAGTTTTAAATTGTACCGTAAAAGCACCTGACGTGCCATTGGTTACAATAAAAACTTTTTCAATAGAATCTGGTACAGTCACAACTTGATTACCTGTAATTGATCCTGTTAATTTTATAACAGCATGTCTTGCAATTGAAGTTGATTCTGTTGAATCACCATCTTGAATAGTTAATTGTGTAGTTTGTGCACCACCAGCTATAGATTTTTCTACATAACCAGCAATCGCTTTTTCTACTATTTCTAAATTAGTATTAGTTTTATCTCCCCAAGTACCGGCGTTCTCGCCAGTTGCCATTTTTTCTATACCAAGATCTGTAAATGTTGATGCCATAATTTAATTCCTATTGTGGTGGTGACTGTACAGGTATCCTAACAGTACCATCCGTGTAATCGTCTCTTCTTTTTCTTCCAATTTGTTCTCCAGCAAACATTTGTATTTCTTTATTATATTTACCTTCGTATAATTGCAACATATCCATTGGCCCTTTTAAATAACTATAGGCTTCGGATAAACAACAATATAACAGACCATTTGGAAAATTCAAACTTATAAAACTTGTTTCATTACTAGATGCCTCTAGTTTTGTAGGC